ACATCAGGAGATAAACACATTCCCGCCCAGCGAGAGGAGGCAGTCAAATGAACCGACAGCAAATGATCGAAGCGCTGATGAGCTACCGCGATGATAAGCCCAAAGCTTTTTGGGAAACCATGGACGATGACATGCTCGAAATGGCAATCAGTGCTGAAAGGGAACGTGCAAGGAACGAAATGATTGATTACCTTGCTACAGCTTAATCATCGCATATATCGCCGTGAAACTACTATATCGGCGGTACACATTTAAAGGAGGTGTGGTTATGGCAATTAACATCTTTCAGGAATTTTCAAGAGGCCTTCAAGAAGAGGGCCTAACTCGTAAGAACTTGGCTGCTAAAATGCACGTTACGCAAGCCGCTGTCAGCAATTGGGAAGCAAGAGGTATACCGGACGATAAGCTGATTCCCATGGCACTTGCAATTGGCAATGATCGATTTTTGAACGCAGCGATCGAATATCAGACTGGATTAAGAGTATTCGCTGATGATCTTGATACTGACGATCCATACGTTGTTTATCTCCACGAAAAAATGGCCCAAAAGAAATTTGAAGAGGCTAGAGAACGAGCAGAGTCAGTGATGTCTAAAGGACGTGATCACTTCACGCCAACTGATGTGAGCAAGATCAGATCATACATCGATTCAGGTGAATCACTAGTTGAAAGTCTGGAAAGTCTAATCGGATCACTAAAGTCCCAAATCAGACCAGTAGAGAAGGTGAAAGCATGGATGTAGCGGTGAAAGTTAATGAGGACGACAAGCTTGCAGAACTCATTGCAGTTCATCTTGCAGACAATCTTAAGCCAGTGGTTCAGGCGATGGTAAACAAAGCTGTTGAAGATGCTTTGCCTGGCCACGGAATGAACAAGGGCGAGTTAAGCGCAAAGCTGAAATTGTCACTTGGTACCGATGCCTTTGAACGTATTGCATATCAATCAGGCATGCCACGATACGAATCTGGCAATGATGGTCGCAAGAAGAGCGACAAGTCTCGTGACCGTTGGTACTCAAAGGCAGTTGACAAGTTCATGGAAACATACACGGAGGACTAACGATGTTAGAAGCAATCATGTCAGTGCTGTTCGACCCAACATCAGCCTTTTGGAAATATCTGCTTGTAACTCTAGTCGGCATCATGATTGGCGCCACAGCAGTAGGAGGTTGGAAACAATGGACACGATAGGAGGAAGAACTATGCGTGATACGAAGGCATATTGGCAAGACGTTCATGATCAAGCCGAGAACGTGATTTACAAGAGCCACGGAGATAGCGGTTGGCTTTGGATGTTCGAACTTAGTCAACGGATGCTCAACAAATGCGCACAAAAAAATCCCGTAGTGGCAACTACGGGAAGTCAAAATCTGAACGAATATTATTATTCTTCAAGTTTATCACGGAAGGCGGTCGATGACCATGCTTGATTGGAACGGAAAACCAATTCCTTTTGGCGAAAGTGTCATCACCAATGTTGGCCCTGAGGGTGACAACATCAAAGATGATCCAAAAGAAATCCGTAAATACATCTTGGAAGAGCTTAGCGGTGTAGCGATTGCCGCTGATGATCAGGAGGAAAAATCATGATGAATCCAACAGAAACAGCACCGGTTTTGAATCCGGCCCTAGAAAACGAATATAGCAAGGCATTAGACGAAATTAAACAGTTTGGGGAAGCACAAACGCATACTGTTCACGATTTAGGCTCAGCTACTTGGGCAATGCGCAAGTTAGGTGAATTGAACAAGGAAGATGCCGAAGCACGAAAAGTGGTACAAGCCAACATCGACCAACTCAACGAGTGGCTTCAACACTCGCTTGAAGCTCGTCAGTCACGACGCAATTATCTTGAACATGAAGTGCTTGCCTATGTTGCAAACAAACGGCAGCGTGACTCCAAATACAAGCTTGACACACCATATGGCAAGGTCAGCTTCACAGTTAAACGTAAGGCAACACCAGCAATTTCCGATGAAACACAGGTTTTAAACTTCATTAAATCTAATTGGAACGAATCTGAACAAACTCAAGTCATCAAGCGAACCGAAAAAGTCCTTGTGTCGGAACTAAAGAAGCAAGTAACTGTGGCGGGAGACAAGGTCATTGATGAAGATGGTCAACCAATACCTGGCATGCATGTCGATCCGGCAGGAACTGAAACACCACACATTAAGCCAATTCAAATGACGGAGGCACTGTCATGAAATTCTATGAAAGCGGGAAGCTACCTAGAATGCCAAATATGTACTTCATATATGGAGACGGTGGTACTGGGAAAACGAGTCTCTTTAAACAATTTCCTGGCAAAAAATTTCTGTTCAGTTTTGACCAGTCAACGAATGTCATCAAACCCGATGATCAGATGGACACGGCAATTGTTGAAGAGACAGATTTTCCAACAATTCAAGCAACCGTCAGCAAGTGGCTGCAGCACGCGATTAATAGTCATAAATACGATGCTATTGCGTTAGACAACATGACATCACTTCAAAACCTTGTCCTTGAGAATATCGACAACGCTTCTAAGGACGGCCGCCAGAACTACCAAAAATTGCAACTGTGGTTTCGCCAACTAGGAACAATGCTTAGAAATAGTGGCGTCACCATCTATGCGACAGCACATCAAATCGACAACGGTGCCTCTGGTATCGGAGAGAACGGTCGTTTTGAAGCAGATATGAACGCCAAAACATTCAACGCCTTCACAGCTTCGTTCGATCTTGTGGGTCGTCTTTATAAGAAGGAAGGCCAACGCATGATTGATCTTGATCCAGAGCAGGGAAATCATGCCAAGAATCGTTTGGACGATCGAACTTTGATCAAAGCCGATGAACTCTTAAATCAAAAACCAACAACCAATGAAAAGGAAGGTAACTAAAATGCCATTATTCACAGTCGATCACAACAATGTTTTTGGTAAGTATGTTGAAGAAGCAGGACGCTATAACGTCAAAATTGTCCGTGCTGACATGCACCATTCGAAGCAGGGAAATGATTACATCACCGTAGATTACGAAGTTCAAGATGGTAAATACAAAGGCGGACAAATTCGCTATCAAAATATCACTTGGAGCAATGAAGACCTTGATGGATCAATTAAACGGTTCAACACTTTGGCAGTTGCTTTGGGAGCATCAGATGGCACCAGTTTTGACTCGGTTGGACAGTTTGCAGCATCAATTCTAAATAAGCTTCTCACAATTGACGTTGATTGGGATGAGCCGAACACAAATGGAAAAGTTTACTTGACCGTAAAGGGATACCACAAGCTTTTGAACGAACCTAGCCAGCCAAATGGCGTCCGGCGTCCCGATGCTTCATCAGCACAGCAATCAAGTAACGTCACTCCGTTCACAAAGCCGAGCCAGCAAACTGCTCCTGATCCATTTGCTGGCGGTTCAGGTAAACCCGTTAACATTAGCGATGACGATCTTCCATTTTAAAAACCTTGGACGATATGGCGTAACCATACGGATTGGTGTGAGGCCCATTAAAACGGAGGTGATCTTCGAATGAACTATTTCAACCAGCGACGAGCATTTCGTCAGTTCAAGGTAGCGGTAAAGAAACTCACCGTTAATCAAGCTTGTCTGTATCGCGAGTTACTAGACTACGCGAACGATAGCGGATTACTAGATGCTTCCTTCCGCCTCCAGAATGACTATCTTAAGTCTCTCACTGGCATTAAGTCTGATGACGGACTATCAAAAGCAAGAAACGTGCTTGTACAGCAAGAGCTTCTCATGTACGTGAAGGGCAAGAAAAATGAGGATAGTCCCATTTATAAAATTGTTCCTTTGAGCCCAGATGGACGTCCATTATCAGAAAAACGGAACAGCTTGAGAGAAAAAACGGAACAGAATGCGGAACAAAACGCGGAACAGAATGCGGGGCAACCTGCGGAACAGAATGCGGAACGGTTCTTTAGTATTACCGAGAATGACTTGAGTAAGACTAAAACACCCCCTAAATCCCCCAAGGGGGACGGGAGTGTGTTGAGCCTGCCTGAAGAGTTTGCAACTGAAGTGTGGCCAGCCTACCCAAAGAAACAAGGCAACTATGCCAAATCTCAGGAAGCTTATGTACAGGCCGTTGAATCTGGTGAAACGACTAAGGATCAGGTGCTGGCAAAGATTGCTGAATACAAAGCCTATATCAAGCTAAACAACAAGCAAGAAGGCTTTGTAACGGCCGCTGGTAACTGGTTCACCGGTCACGGTTGGCGAAACGAATACGATACTAAGACGCCGGAAAAGCAACCAGACCGCAAAGAAGTAAAGGAGAACTGGGGATATGGAGTCGACTAAGGGCCTATTCACACATGCGGACGTGCAAAAAATAATCGAAAAGCGAGGAATGGACGTTAGCAAGCTGCCAACTCAGGCCGAGATCGAGCACCGCTTCTACGAACGCTCTATGGCTACTCTGAACCGTAAAAAGGCACGTGCCATTTATCGCTACTCAGTCTTCCCCGGAAACGTTCCGGCTAAGTTTACGTTCGAAAAATGGCAGCCTGAAATGCAGACGGATTTGCATAAATCAAGAGATCTGGGAAATAGAGCATACAAGCTTGCAAAACAAATGCAAAAAACGCCTAAGAACGTGATTCTGTTCGGACCGCGCGGGACTGGTAAAACGTCCTTGGCCTTGGCAATGCTCACCAGCTTGCGTGATGAAGGCCAGTCAGGACTGTTTATCTCAACAGCAGAGCTGAGTAACCTAATGGGCTTGCAATATGATGCACCAGACGTTCGTAAGCGTTTAGCGGGCATTGAGCGGGCAATGAAAGAGGCTGACGTGCTGTTGTTGGACGACTTCGGGACAGAAGGCGGCATGAAACTCGACATCAAACCGGTTAGACGTGACCTGCAAGAGCTGATGTATCGTGTTGCGAATGCCCGTCTTGATTTTGAGAGCAACAGTCCTCGTCTATCAACAATTATCACAACGAACAACGAGATGAGCGAGCTTGAGCACATGTACAACAGCAAACTAATCAGTCGAATTATTCCAAAATCAAAAGAATGCACACTAAATTTTGAAAAGTTAACGGACGTAAGGGGGAAAAGATCGTGACAGCCGAAGAAATGACGAATAGATATTTGCAACGTTTGGATAAACGCTTGCGGGCCTACGGAATGGCCTTGAATCAAACAGTAGCGGACATCGAACGTGATTATGACAGTGGTTGCCTAAACGTTACTGAAGCACAGTGGCAAGACATCATCGTGCTTGTTGGGGGCATTGTGCAGGCCAACACACGCATGATTCATGAAGCGTCAGATAGCATATATGCCGATGGCGAAATTTCGGGTAGCTTGCTTAAACTTCTTGAGCTTGCCAATCACTTCGCAAGACTGGACTTTTCAGAAACGCCATTAATTAAGCAGGAGGCAAAAGCATGACACAAGTAACTGTACGTTTATACAAACAGGGAGACAAAGTGTGGCGTGACTTCAAAGCGGAGTTGCTTAAGCGCTACGAGAACTCCGCAATGCTAGACATCTCAAAAAGTGAAGTATTCTCAAAAATCGAGAAGCAAGAGTTCAACGGCCGGATCGTTGTATCAAAGAAAGCCATTTTCGAGAAACGTGCGGTAGCTGGTATTGATGACAGTGACATTTTGAAGACATCAGTCAACACCGGCCTTAAAAAGATTTCAAAAAAGCGAAAAGAAGCCCGTGCCAAATACGCGCGCGGAATTGCAGAAGCGGCCTCACAATGTGACACGCTGATTGACGTTGCAAAACGGATTGGGAAGTCAACAACGTTCGTGAAGCGAGTGGCAGATGAATTTGAGATCAAGCTGCCACGCCGCAACAACGGCCATGAAGAGATTGCGAGTCGTTAGCCATGGTTGTTCGTAAGAGACGCAGAGGTAAGTACAATGCGCAGCCAGTCGTAATTGATGGCATTCGATTCGCAAGCAAAGCTGAGGGCGCCTATTACATGCTGATACGCAACAAGTCACAGAAGATAACGATTCAAGAATCGTTTGAGATTTTGTCGGCATTCAAGATCAATGGAAAACGTTATTCAGCACGCGTATACACACCAGACTACTGCTTCTATGACGGTGATGAGTTGACAAAAGTTGTTGACGTTAAAGGCGGAGACGCGACTTTGACCACTGATGCTAGGCTTCGAATGTTGCTGTTCATGATTCGCTACAAAATACCGATCACGATTGCCAGATATGACTATCACACTGGACTATTCACGGAAGAACAACTATAAGAGGCGAGAAAATGACGACCAAATTCACAGCAGATGTCGTTCACAAACTGTTAGGTGTTCGTGAGGCACAGCAGGCACCAGCAGCGTTGATGAAGATTGTCATGGATCAGCAAAAGCGTAACGAGCTTTTTAAGAAATTCCTAGATGTCAGCACAGACGTATCACATGACTGGTTCTCAGAATATTTCATGAGTGTTCAAGCTGACCGAAAAGACAAGAAACAAGATTTCACTCCGGAGAGTATCAGCAAGCTCGTGAACATGCTCATTGGATCGAATGACAGTAGCGAGTATTACGAGGTCGCGGCTGGGACTGGCTCAATGATGATTCAACGATGGCAACAAGACCGTTTGAAGCACAAGCCGTGGGACTATCTGCCAAGCATGTATTTTTACCATTTGGAAGAGCTTGGCGATAGTACGTTGCCGTTTCTAATATTCAACTGCGCCATTCGCGGCATGAACGCAACAATTGTTCATGGTGACAGTCTGACACGTGCTGCTAGACAACTATATTTCATTCAAAACGATGAAGACGACTATTTGCATTTCAGCACAGTAAATGTGATGCCGCATAGCAAAGACGTTGAGCAAGAATTTGATATTCGGCAATGGCTAGAGCCTGAACAAAATCACATTGAATCAACAGAGATACCCGCAAGATACAACGAAGCCATTCAGAAATTAGCAGCGGGAAAGGAGGACAAAATTGAAGAGAAATGAACAGTTATTTCAGACCTATTTCAAAAAGTGGATTGAGACATACAAGCACAATTATGTGACCCCAGTGACCTATCGTAAGTGGGAGAACACCGAGCGAATGCTCAAATTGTTAGCGCCACAACTAAAGGTGACACAGCTTACCCGCAGAAGCTATCAGCAGCTTCTAAGCCAGTATGCAGAGACACATGAGCATCAAACATGCATGGACTTTCATCACCAGCTCAAATGCGTGATTCAGGACATTCTAGACGAAGGACTGATCAAGCGAGATCCAACCTTGCGTGCAGTTATTGGCGGCACTAGGCATAGAGAACACAAGATTAAGTTTTTGCAGCCAGAAGAATTAGAAAAACTTCTCCAAGATCTCAATTTGGGAAAAGAGCTAGATTACGATTACATGATTTTACTGCTTGCCAAGACGGGACTGAGATTTGCAGAAGCTCTCGGGCTAACACCGGCAGACTTCGATTTGGACTCTTTGACACTAAGGATTAACAAAACTTGGGATTACAAAAGCGCTACAGGTAAGTTTGCCCCTACAAAAAATAAATCATCTGTGCGAACGATTGCGCTTGACTACAAAACTGCAGCGAAGTTTGCAATGCTGATCCAAAATTTGCCGAAAGATAAGCCAATATTTGTACAAAACGGGAAGCGTATATACAACGAGACCATTAATGACATCTTGAAACGTCATTGTGAGAATGCTGGCGTTCCCGTTATATCGGCGCATGGATTGCGGCATACACATGCATCGTTGCTGATTGGCAAAGGCATCAACTTACAGGCCGTCGCAAAACGGCTAGGCCATTCTAGCTCGCTGACAACCCAGAAGGTATATATCCATTTGTTGAAAGATACAGAGACTTCGGCAGATGCAAAGATCGGACAATTAATGGCCGCTTTGTGAGGTAATGATATGAAACAAGACAGAGTAAACAAAAATTGGACGCCTGAAGAACTTGATCGCTTTAAAGATGAAGTGATTATGGCAGCTGATACAAATGCCATCCTCAACTATGAAGAACTCGCCGACATGTTTGGGAGAACCGTGCTGGGCGTTAAACACGCTGCAAATAAGCTCAGATCTCGTGGCGAATTGCCGAAGTTTTGCAAAGAAAACCAGATAAAAAAGTATGGAAGCTTCTATAGCAAAAGAGAAAAGCAAATGATCATGAAACTTCGATCAACACACACTCACGAAGAAATAGCTCAAATGATGGGCAGAACCAAATACGGCATTGAATCTATTTGCCGAAAGCAGGGCCCTATTCTGGTAAAAAAGTGGAATGAATCAGACTTATTACTCCTTATCAACAATATCGAATTTGACAGTTTTGGCGTGACAGCAAATTACGACAAATTGACGAAAATATTAAATCGAAACGTTGGCACTATTCAAGCCAAGATTCGTAGATTGCGTCTCAAAGGAGTTCTACCACCGGCGAAAAGATCCGGTATGCCAGAGCAGAAACGTGCTATATACAGACAACGCTGAATGAATGTAACGGAGGCCGACCAATGGAGTCAGAAGTAGACGATGTTTACATCAGCCAAGCGACCGGTGAGCCAGTTTACGTGGACATCAAAGGAACTTTGTACAAGCTTACGAAAGTAGAGGACGAAAAATGAGCGAAGAAAAACTGTACGCGGTAAAGAACGATGAAGGAAAATATTTTGACTGTGAATATGCAGAATTTTTGTCATTGTCAGACGCGTATGGTCCCACTATTGTCAGCGAAGATAATGCTAAGGATATTGCGCGTGATTATGGCGGCCACGTTGTCACGCTCGTTGAGGAACCTGAAAAGGTAGTCCTGACCAAAGAGCAAGCAGAAATCGTTGACGCTGCGCATAATTCTAAACGCCCAGCAAGTTATATCATTTTGAAGTCTAATGACGAAGAGTTACTGATGAATGCTTACGTAAACGGCTACACCGTGGCAAAGGAGAAGAAATACAACGTCAAGGTGCCATATGCAGTAAATAGCTACTTCAAAAAGATTGACGCTAATTATTGCATTGCTGGAAACGCATCTATAGTTGACCTTGACGAATATCTAGCCCAATTCACCGAATCAGAAATCGAGCATTACGGCTTACAAGACTGCGAAAAAGAAGAGGTGACTGACGATGCTGATTAAGCTAGACAGCGGGAATTTGCTCAATCTATCGGCGGTATCGTATATCTCAAATACTAAAATGCTGGCTTATTTCAAACAGCCAGTGATCACAAATGAAAATAACTTTGAAACAGCAAAATGCTTTGGCGTTGGTGTAACAGAAGCCGATATTGAACGAATTGCAAACAATAATGCGAATAAAGAGGTGACTGACGATGAATAAACAAGAAGTGAACCTAAAAAGCGGTGGGAGAGCTTGTTACTTCGTGGCCAAGGTGTCTGATTTTGGAAATGCACACCGTGTATCGCCTATCTACTTCAACCGTGAGCGAGCAGTTCTTCAACTTAATTACTTAAAAAAGAAGAACCCTGACGTTTCCTATGCAATGTTTCAAACTACCGGCTGGAGGCGTGTGCTATGAGCAATGAGACGAAGCGGGACGTGTTCGAGGACTTAGTCGAAGAACTAGCAGATGCATACATTGCCTTGGACGGTGAAGGAATTGGCAAAGAGCTTACTAACGAAGACAAACAAGTCTATCTGAAAGACTATGACGCCGCCCTGCCAGATGATCTGCCGGTGATTCCCAAGGAAATCGGAGAGTACATCGAACGGCAGAAACGGGGATCAACATTAAGATCAGCGATTATTGCCGCCATAGATTTTCACGCAGTCGATGATGAGGAAGCTGATTGGATATTCTACCATTCTGAGACTTTTGCCATTGCATGGTTGTTAGGTGTCTGGCGCGTTGTGGAAACAGGCGAAATCGTGAAATTGGAGGCGGAGAAATGAAGAAAAATATCAAGCGCGCCATTGCCTATATTATTTTAGCGGTTTGGGCGGGTGTCATCATTTACGGATTTACCAATGTGCTTTGGGATTTTCTTGTTAAGCCTTTCATCGAGATTGGGATAGTTAAGTCACTTATTTTCTTCACATTATTCGTTGGATTAGCAACAGTCATGTGGTTAATTATTTCGGCAAGTGAAAAGCTGGTCAAGTGGTTACTAAAAGAATAGAGGCGGAGAAATGAAACGGTATTGTGTTTATTCAGGCGAAAATGGCCTTATTGGCAGCGGTCTTTCTTATCAAGAGGCTGTAGCATTGTACAAAAAAGAATGCGATTCTCAGAAATTTGAGTTTGAGGACGACATAGGCGATGATGATATGCCCGATCCGAGCCAATATGCTGCTTATTTGATGGAGCAAATAGCAGTGTCTCAACCAGAAGAGGACGAACCCCTAGATGGTGAACGAATCTTTGATAGCAAAGGAAACAAGATCGCATACTACAGTTGGTCATGTCAGGACGCACCGGAGGCGGAGAAATGAAACAGATGATAAACGACATATTGAATATGTCTCCATCAGAGCTGAGCATGGATTTGATCATCATATGTGGTGTCCTTGCGGCGATACTGCTTGCATTCCTTCATTGGGTAAATAAGCAGAAATGATGATTGCCGTCATGTTGCTCATCGCAGGTGCTGCAATGTGGATGTGGTCTAACTGGAAAAGAGGAAAATGAAATGAATGATCGGCATCGAGCAGTCATGCGAGCGCGCATTAGGTATGAACGCAGGAAACATGAGCGAACAATGGACGAATTCGCAAAAGCACTTTATCCAGTCTTCAAGGCGGCCGCTGCCACGATTGAACAATGGCTTGCTGCCTTCCAGTTCAGGTAAATAAAAAAGCGCGCCTGATGAGAGACGCGCTGGAGGCCAGTGTGTAAATTGAACCTAGGGTAATAATCATTTGGAGTGGGCCTCCGAAGACAGTATAACAAAAAACCTCCGGATTAGCGACGGGTGGAAGACAGGGACTTTTATGCAATACATGGTTTTTGAATAATGGAACTTAAGCCACCATCTTCACAGACAGTATAACAAAAGCGCACCACGAAGGCACGCTTATCCTACAAACCCAACCAAATCATACCATAAGGAGTGGACGCAGTGGTGCGAGCAACGAGGTATTTCAGCCCAATTGATCATGAAAAAACAATTGAAAACGCCAAAGAGGTCTTGGGGAACTACTGGCATCACAAGCGGCTCGCTCAACGCACCAAAATAGCGCTCAGAAGCCCCGTGATGGACGGCATGCCTAAGTCACCTAGCTATGGCAACAAAGCCGAGGAAAAGCTCGTGTCGCACGCTGACGAGCTGTACTACTTGAACGCTTGCGAAAATGCAATCAATATCATTGAAGATGAAGATTATCGTACAATCTTGTGGGAAACATACATTATCTCACCGAGCAAACGGCTAACCAATGATGCCATTGTGGCTAAATTAAAAATGGAACGATCAGCTTTTTATATCGCTAGGAATCGAGCACTGTACGCATTTGCTGAGTTATGTCCATTAGTTACCTTGGTAAAAAAGCAGAGTGGACACTTTGCGGACTAATTGCGGACACTTTGCGGACTATTTGCCGGGATTTCCGCCTTATGATGGTATTGTGCCAAAGGTGAGAAACCTGAGACACCGCGTTTTTCCTCCGAGCCATGGTGATGATAAAGCTGTGGCAAGGCGTGGCAAATGGACTGAC